AAGCCTATAGCCACCGCTGCCGCCGGCGCCGTCCTCGGCAAAGCCGCGCTCTTGAAAGGTGCCGCGGGTCTGGCAACCATTCCTAACTTGCTAACCGGTGGCGCAGTCCTCGGCTCTGGGTTATACGGGTATGAAGTTGGAAAACGTGTTATCGCACCATTTGCAGATTGGGCTGCTGATAAAACCGGACTTACGCCCTGGCAATGGCTGACCGAGCGCGTCGAGGATTACAGCCGTCGCGCCGCCGCCGGTGCAATCAATAAAATCACCATCGACCTCAACGTGGACCGCGAAGGCAAGCTGGTTACAAATACCACGGGTGCGGCTTCGGTCGATATCAGCAACAATACTGCACGGGGGACCTATGGCTCGTAATCCTAGTCTGGACGGCATCGAGCTTGATCTGGAGTTTGTGGATGACGGTTTCGAAAAATCCCTTGTCCGCCATGAGTTCCCCTTCCGCCCCGGCGCGCTGCTCGAGGACATGGGGTTCAAGGCGCGCACGGTCAGTTTCAAAGCCTATTTTATAGACGAGACCTATGATGCCCATATCGAGCTGCTCAACAAGCTCCTGACGTCAAAGACGGACCGTGTATTCTATCATCCCGCTTACGGCGAGCTCATAGGCGATGTGGAAAAGGTCTCCTGCCGGCACGACGATTCGGAGCGTACGGCTGTCCTGGACATTACATTTGTGGAAGGGCTGATTGAAAAGTTTGGCAAGGCTGAAACCGACAAAGCGTCCATAACTGACGCCGTCAGCGCCCAGGCGAAGATTGCCGCGACCGCGCGATATAGCAAGTTGAAAGACATGATGGGTCGGATATCAACCGTCTACGGCAAGGCGAAACAGTATCAGACGCAGATAACGAATAAGCTGACCGAGGCCGCAGGCAGATTCGAGAACCTGATGACCGAGGTGTCGAACCCGGACACCTCGTTCACCTCTTTCCTGAACTTTGCGTCCGGTTTGCCCGGCCGGTTCACCCTGGCCGTGGCGCAGGCCGTTGAGCGCTACAGCGTCGCGTATACCACCCTGAAGAGCGCACCGGCCACATTCCTGCGAAAACTGGATGAAGCCGGGCGTGAGCTGGCTGCGGCATTCGAGGGCTTCGGCGCTGGCTCCGCCGGCGGAGCCGCCGCCGGCGACATTGTATACGCCATATTGAAAATGTCCTTCGCCGAGCAAGTGGCGCTTTCGGCGGCGGAAGTTTATACAAGCGACCAGGAGTTGCGCGACGCCAGCGCCGCTGCGGAGAAAACCAGCGTAATTGATGGAGCCGGCCAGTTCGTCCTTACACAAGATGAGGCCACCACAACGGACGATGGCAACGCAACGCCGACCGATATTATGACGGTGAACGAGCTGGAGGAAACACTGGCACTCTCCCGGACTGCGTTGCAGGCCGCGGTGGACGCCGCCCGCGTTGGCGGCTTCAACCCGCAACCGTACAAGAACATGGCCGGCATCCTGACAGCTTATGTGGATGGAATAAAGCTCCAGCGTGAGCGTATTGTGCAGGTGACGGTGGACGTACCGACACCGCTGCATCTGATTTGCCTTCGCTATGGGCTGCCGCATGCCGCCGCGCCGCGCATCCTCGCAATAAATAAAATCCCCAACCCGAACGAGGTATGCGGAACTATCAACATCTACACGCCGGAGGCCGCATGACGGACAGCATCGTTCTTAAGGTCGGTGGAAAAGTGTTCCGCAACTGGCTCAGTTACCAGGTGGACGCGGATATGTATGCCGCCGCCGGCGCGTTCGCCTTCGAATGCGCGCGACCGGATGTGGATATAGCCGTGGGCGCGGCCTGCACATTGGAGATCAACGGCGAGCTGGCCATGACCGGCTATATCGACAAACAGGTTCGCATCGTCGATAAGACCCAGCACCGGTTGGAGTACCACGGCAGGGATATGATGGGAGCTATAGTGGATTGGCAACTGGCGATTTCTCCGGATCTAAGTCAGGTAACTCTGGAGACACTGACGCAAGCCTTATTGGCGTTAGTTCCCATTCCCAGACTGAAGCAGGTGCGGTATTCCACTGTCGCCAGCAAGGCCAAGGCGCATGAAATTACTGCGATGCAGCGCACCTTGGGGCAAAGCATCTGCGACGCTCTGCGTGGCCATGCCAAACAGTTCGGATTGCTGTTCATGGCACTTCCTGACGGCACGCTCTGCTATACTACACCGCGTTCCGCCGGTTCAGCGAAATATAAAATCACCATGCACAATAATGGTCGGGGGAATAATGCCAAAACAGGCCACCTCACTAAAGACCTGAGCCGCTGGTATAAAAGTATACAGGTTGTTTCGGATCTGCCTTCCGGTTCTGTTTCTAAGCCCACCAGCGTTGTCATGCAAGACAGCTGTTATCCATCCATCGGCATTCCGAAGCTCCGCGTAGTCACCGACGACACAGAGTTGGCCTTTCTGGACTATCGTGTCAAATTTCTAATTTCCCAGCAGCGGCACCAAGGTTTTGTCGCCGAGTACACCGTGCCCGGCCACACCAACAATGGCAAACTCTGGGCCATTAATGAATTCTGCGACGTCGACGACGAAATGAACGGCCTGCACGGCCCGTTCCTCGTCATAGGCAGGACGTTTTCACTGACACGCACGGAAGGCCGCACGACCAAGGTGCGGCTCTCCCTGCCGGGGGCATAATGCGGTTTATCCGAACCATTCTTACAGGGATTACCGACGCCGCCGCCAAGCTGTTCTCCGCGACGGGCCGCGACGGGGAAACCATCCGCGCGCGCGAGCTTTTTCAACAGTATGGCTTCGGCTCCAGCCCTCTTCCGGGGGCTGAAGTGCTGGTTGTTGCCCAGGGAAACACCACTATCGCCATTGCCAGCGAGGACCGGCGCTATCGCGTGCAATTGGTCAACGGCGAGGTGTGTTTATACTCTGATGAGGGCGACAAGGTGCACCTCAAGCGTGGACGCATTATCGAAGTTGTCGCCGGCAATAAAGTGGTGCTTACCACCCCGACGGCGGAGCTGGCCGGGGATTTGAAAGTGGGCGGCTCCGTCTCGGCGGCGGGGCAGGTCTCTGACAGCAAAGGGTCCATGTCGGCCATGCGGACAATTTACAATACGCATGCGCACACCGACTCAATGAGCGGCTCAACCACACCGCCGCTCCAAGGGATGAATTGATATGGACTTCAAAATCAAGCCGGACGAGAAGGGTAGAACCGCCATGACCAGCGGGTCAGAGTCAACCATTATCAACAACGTTATCCTGAGCCTGCAAACGCCTTTGGGTGGATACTGGCTCACCCCGAAGTTTGGCAGCCGTCTGCATCTGCTGACACGGGAAAAAGCCACGGCCGAAACCGCGGAGCGTGTACGCGAGACCGTGCTCTCTGCCCTTAAATGGATGACCGACGCAGGGTTACTCAGTTCCGTTACCGTAAAGACGGAGCTTGCCGCCCGCCGCATCAATTATCATGTTGCTGCCACCCAGGTGAACGGCGAGCATGTCGAATACAGCAACTATGTGGAGGTAGTGTAATGGCAAAAGACTTCAACACTATTCAGGCCGAACTTCTTCAGGACCACAAAGGCGTTGACACCAGCGTGGACGTCTCCCAGGGGAGCATCGTTTTCATCAACTCCGCCGCGGTCGCATCGGCGCTATGGGGGCTCTACTGCTACATGGACTACGTTCTGCGGCAGGTGTTCCCTGACACTGCGGAGTCGGCGATGTTGGAACGTCATGCCTGGAGCCGCGCTGGCATGACACGCAAGGCCGGGGAAAGCGACGACGAGCTCCTGGACCGCCTGCTGACCTATATGCAGCAGCCCCCGGCTGGAGGGAACCGGGCTGACTATGTTGCCTGGGCGCGGGAGGTCGAAGGAGTGGCGGCGGCAAAGTGCATATCTTGCCCGCAGGGCGCGGGGACTGTGGATGTGGTTATCCTTGCTAATTCCAGCACGGGCTCCGAAACGCCGACACAAACTTTAATAGACGCAGTTTATGCCCATATCGATTCAGTTCGTCCCGTGACGGCATCAACCTTCCGCGTCGTGGCCGCCCAAATAGTCACACAGGACATTAGCATGACCGCGAGCGGCGATATCAATAAATCAACCTTGGCTGCCACGATCCGAACACTGATATCCGCCCTAGGCATTGGCAAAGCCCTGTGTGTATCCACTCTGCCACACGCCGCGCATGAACAGGGCGCGACGGACGCAAGTGTCCAGACGCCCGAGTCGAATGTTCTCATCTCCGATTACCAGGTCTTGCGGCCCGGAACTGTAACGGTGAACTAACATGACGCACGCTGAAATACTCAAGCTGCTTACGCCGGTGCCTCTTGGGCCCGGATACGATAAACATCTTGCCGCTCAAGGCGCGGCGCTGGACCGCGCCAAGACGGCAGCGGAACAGGCTCTGCAGGAGATTCTGCCGGACCTGACCGTCGAAAAGCTATCCGACTGGGAACGGCTCCTGGCGCTCAATCCAGCCTCGGACGCTACGTTGTCCGCCCGCCGCCAGGCTGTCCTGTTGCACTTCCGAATGCGTGGCAGCCTCTCCCGCGCCTATTTTATAACACTGGCTGCCGCATACGAACAAACCATAACAATCACCGAGTACGTCCCCTCCATGTGTGGACGGTTCCGTTGCGGGGAGGTATTATGCGAAGAATCTACACAGTGGATTTGGACGGTCTCTGGTTTATCGAACGCACCGCAGGCATTTCGCTGTGGACAAGCTTGCTGTGGTGAACCTCTGGGCAGTTCCCCAAACAGTCTGGAAGCAATAATTACTCGTCTTAAGCCAGCCCATACGCTGGTGTATTTTATCTATAACGGATAGGAGAAAATATGAAAACGACGTTTGTCGATGTAAACCCCGCACAAGGGATTCCTGGCACGATAGTGGGCGCGTCAATGATGAACGCACTCAACAATCACCGGCATCGCGGATTAGCCCAGGACGGCGATGGCGCGCTGGATTATGCCGCCGACAGCGGCAGTGTGAATGCCTGCGCGATCGCGCTTGTGCCTGTACTGAGCGCTTATATCGTAGGCATGCCGGTCTGGTTCAAACCTGCCAACACCAACACCGGCTCGACCACGCTAAATATCAATTCCCTGGGAGCTGTGCAGATAAAGAAAAGCGGCAACAAGGATCTGGTTGCCGGCGACCTGCTTGCCGGCACGATCGTAGGCGTCGTCTACGACGGGACAAACTTCCAGCTCCTGACCCGTGCCATGAGCGAGGATGCGCGCCCTGGCGATCTTATCTTCAGCACCCTGGCCAGCATCCCGGCAGGTACGCTTAAAATCAACGGCGCGACGCTCTCCCGGAGCGCATACGCCGCATTGTTTGCCAACGCTGTGCCGCAGATGGCTGTCAGCATTTCTATCGCCGCCCCCGGCGTGTTGACGACCGCCG